AACCAACAGCACCAAAACCCTCATTAATTGGATTATTTATAAAATTACCAAATTTATCAATTTGTTTGTCAAAAAAGTTTTTTTGAACTACTTTTTCACCAATTTTAATTCCATTTTCTACGACATCAACAACTTTAAAGTCTGGGCTAAAACCTGTTGCATCAAAACCATAAGCATCATAAGCCCCAGTTATATCGCCATCTAAGCCTAAAATGCTTTTAAAAGCATCTCCACCTGTTGCAATATCAGTTCCAATATTATAACCAGAATAAGCATTTGTATCTAGCGATGCAGGATTTATTAGATTAGATGTAGATGTATATGTATCTGTTATATTTCCTGCTGTAACTTGGATAACATTACCAACTGCCGTTTTTATTGGAACACCACTATCAATAAGGCTTGTTAGAAGTGATGTAGCATTATTAGATAACACATTGCTATTTATAAGTGTATTAATATCATTAGTGGCAGTTGCTTGGCTTGTTGTATCAACACTATTTATGAGTGAACCTAAAGAAGTATTTGTGTTTGCTGATGTTTTAACAACATTACTTCCACTATTATCTATTTCAAGATTATCATTACCAGTTCCGCCAATAACGCTTGAAACTGTTATTAAATTATTATTATTACTACCATCTAGTGTACTATTATCTTCAGAAGTATCTGTGCCACTTAATGTAATTTTTTCAGTAGTTGAACCACCATCTGTACTTCCACCATTAGTGCTTCCTCCTGTTGATGAAATAGTATTACCACCAATAGTAATTACAGATGTACCACCATTTGTTGTTCCACCATCACCATCATCATTTCCACTACCGCCTGTAACAGTTGAGCTACCACCATTTGTACCGCTACCATTCTCACCACCAAGTAAACTTGTTGCACCTGCACCAATTAAACCTGCAGCACCTAAACCTGTTAAATCAATACCATCATCAGTTGTGCTGCCACCTTGATTAACAAAAGACTCCCAAAAAGCAGGGTCATAAGGTAACCTTTGATAAACATTCATATTAAATGTATCAGGACTAACCGCAAAACTTCTTTGAAAGTCGCTTTCAAGTGTTGGGTATTGGTCAATCATATTTAACAAAGATTGTGGTCTTTGTTGCATAACATCTAAATCTGACAATGTGTCTAATGTAGGTGTGTTTTGTAATAAACCTTGTTGTGGAACAAAATAATTAGGATAGTTTTGTACAGGTTGAAAATTATCCATAAAGCCTGAATAATCTATTTGCTGTGTCGTTGGTTGTGCAGCGTTTAAACCACTAAGTATTGCTAATGTTTCGTCATCTAAATTTGACATTACTCAACTCTTGGTAAGTTTGTTGATGGTTGTCCACCAACTTGTTGTTCAAAACCTCTTAGTTGAGCTTCATACCTAAGTTCTTCTTTTCTTATTTCCATTTTCATTTGCAATTCTTCACGCTTTAATTGTAATTCAGCGTCTTGTTTTGCTTTTTGTAATTGAATATCGGCTTCCATTTTTTGTTGTTCAAGTTGCATTTTAATTTGTGCTTCACTTGGTTGGGGTGGTTGTTGTGGTTGTGGTGGCGTATCGGCAGGATTTTTAAAGAACCTTGACGCATCTTTAAATCCGGCTAGCCCTGATAATTCTGCCAATGTATTTCTATATTGTTCTAAAGAAACTAATGGGTTTTCAGCACCCATTTGAAGTAATATTTGTTCTTGTTTTTGTGCCATTTGATTTAAAAATGCTAGTTTTTCGTTTGTTTGACCGCTACCTAAACCAACATTAACTGTAATATCATATTCATGCTTCCAATTTGTAGGGTCTATTGGCACAAATTTATTATTTAACCTTATCATTTGGTCTTTTTTGCCATGATGTAAACATAAAGTTAGGATTAATCTAAATAATTGTTTTACGCCTGTTTCGGCAAAAACCCTCGCAATCATTTCAATTTTACCTTGTGCAGCATTAACTTGAGCGGCAACAGCGGTTGCGGTTGTAGATTGTAGTGCATCTGCATCAAGACCCATTGAGGCTTTTGAAAGTCCTGTTCTTTGTTCTTTTAATTCATCAAGATATTGCAACAAACTATAAGCATTTTGACCTATCATTTGTGGTTGCAATGGTTGTAACGAATTTGCTTGTCTTACCCTAACAACACCACCTGCCCTTGAATTTAACAAATCATCAATATTAACTTGACCCTCAACAGCGGCAATTCTTGAATTATTAGTAAGATATATATTATCTAATAATTGTCGCATTACAGTTGATTTAATTAATTGTATGTCCATAACAATTTCAGCTAAACTTCTACCAATAAGTCTATGCGGCATTAGTATAGGAGATAAACAAGCAAATGGTATATGGTCAAAAACTTCATTTTCAACTATTTCAGAACCTTCGCCAATAGTAACAACCCTGCGTAATTCAGCAATACCATCACCATCATAATCAGCTTTTATGTATGCTTCGACAACTAATACATCACGCATTGACATATCACTTGTATCAGTATCACTACCGGTCTCAACATCTTCAAATCTATTTTGTACTTCATCACCAAAATCTAATTCGGAATGTCCGGCATATCTTTCAACCAAATCTCTATCATAACCCATTTGTATAAGGTCACTTACTTTCATGGTTGTGCGGTGGGCTACAAAATCAGCTTCTTCTAAAGATGATGCTCTTTTAGAAACTAAAAATTCTTCTGGTGGAATATTATCAACTTTAATCATACCACCATAACTTTTTCTTTTTATAACAACATCATGTCTAGCATTACTTTCATAACTATCCATAGTTTCCATTGACATTTCGTCAACTTGATATTCTTCTTGCTCTTCCGTTCTTTGTTCAAGAACTTCAACGCTTTCGTCTTGCAATAAAAGTGTTAATTCATCATCTGAAAGATTAGTATATGTTTCCTCTTCCATTGTTTCAGTTTCATCATAATAAACTTTTACAACACCTAGTTTTTGTAACAACGCATCCTTAAAAAAATTATGTAAAACAACAAAACCATTATTTTGACAATTTATAACATAATTTGCGTATGATGTGGCTTGTTCTGCACCCTCAACATCTTCTTCATTGCGAGGCATAAATTTTACAAAATCATCTGTTTGTGTAAAAGTACGCATAAGGCTAGGCATGATAAATTCTATGGTGTCGGCAACCTCTGTTGTAACAACTTGAGAACGACCTTCTTGTTCGTTACCATACTTTTCACCCATATAGTAATCCATAGCCTTAATTCTGTCTATGCCGTACTCATTATCATAATAGCCATGTGCGTTCTCTATTTCATTACGCAACAAGGCTTGAAATTCTAGCTTATCCATTAAAAAATCCTATTTAGCAGTTTTTTTATTTGCAGGTTTTTTCTTAGTTTCAACAGGCTTTTTTGTTTCTTTCTTAGTCTGTCTTTCCATATCTAATACTTGACTTCTTTGCATTGTATTATCCTAAAAGTATTGTTAATAAAAGAATTGCAATAATGCCGCCCAATGCTGCATCAATGTAATCCCATGAATGACCTTTTATGTAGTCAATGATGTTTTGTATTTTTTCCATTATTTTCTCCTAATTTAATTCCGATACATCCGGTTTAATATCAATAGTTTGTATTTTTTCAACAAACTCTTCACTTGAGCCACCACTTCTATGAAAACTAAACGCTGCGGCTGCCAAACAAACTTCGGACAATAATTCCCAACTGTCTAAATGTCGGTTCATTTTTTCTAATTCATCAATTAAATGCACTAATAAAGCATGGGTAACAGGATTATCAGCCTCAAAGTCTTGTTCAGGCGTAAATATAATATCTTTTATGTTATCCATGAATTGTCCTTATATGATATTGGCTTATTCCAATTATGTTGTGTTCCTCTAATAGAGGCGGTGAAGGCTTGCTGTGCAAATGTTAAACAAAACGCATCTGCTAAATCACAACTACGCCCACCTAGTCTTTTTTTAAATTCGTCTTTAGCCTCAACTTTGATTTTACCATTTGAGGTAAATTTAAAACGAGGGGCTATTAATTCTTCTATTAACTTGTCATCTTGCACAAGGTAAACATCACGACCCTCAAACCATTCTCTAGCCTTAAACCATAATTCATCACGCAAACGCATATATTTATCACGCATACTTGGGCTTTCACTTACTTGTATAGGTCTTGCCGGTAATTCAAGTTCGGTTAATCTTGAGCAAACACCACTACCAATGCCTATGCTATCAACCATTATATCGGTGGGTCTATCCTTAAAAGTGCAGGTTTCGTATTCTTGAACAATAATACCAACTGTTTCCATTAAGTCCTTACCTTGCCAAGACTTAATAGGTTCAATAATTTCATTGCCACGCCTTTTACATAAAGCCGTTCTATCACTACCAAAGGCGGCAACATCTAAACCCCAAACAACCGGTGTATATGGGTCAACTTGGACATCCCTTTGTAATGCACTATCCACCATATATAATGGAATGACAGTATCATCTTCTGCTCTAGGAAATTCACCAAGAACCCTAACCCTATAAACATTTGAGTCGTCACCATATTTAAGTGACATATCCTCAATATATTCGGCTGATACTTGTGAACTATCGGCACATGCAACAGTCATTAATTTCCATCTATCACGCATAGCGGCAAAAGCATTAAAAAAATAACCACTTGTTCGTGTTGGATTACCGGTCATAACAACTTTAGCATTGGGGGTTGATAAAGAACCTTCACCAACCTCAAATATCATATCGTCAACACCACTAGCCTCATCAATAATAAAAAGTAAATTATCACTATGAAAGCCTTGTAGGGCTTCAGGATTTTCACGCCTTGATACACGAGCAACGGCATAGCTATCACTTGCACCTTCAAGGTTGATTTTGTCGTTCTTCATTTCTAATTGATTATAAAATGCTTCCGGTAATTGCCGACCCCATTTTTTAACTTCCGCCCATAATACATCAGATAGTTGGTGTGCTGTGTTTGCGGTACATATTACTTTGCATGGGTGTCGTGTAAGCAACCACCATAATATCAACCATGATAAAACGGCAGTCTTACCAACACCATGTCCTGACTTAACTGCATTTCTTGGATTGTTTTGAACATTGTATAAAAATTCTTTTTGCCATTTTTCAGGCTTAGCATTCAACATTGTTTCAACAAACATTACAGGGTCTGCTGCTAAATCTTCTATAATTTCTTCTAATTGTTCGGCTAACATTAAATTCCTTTTTAAAGGTGTAGATAGGACAAAAATGGATAGTTTTCGAAAAACCTACCTACACCACCTCAAGAGGTAATAACTGTTGTGCCGCCATTTTTTTTGGTGTTCCTTCTTTATTGTTAATTGGGGAGAATAGCACAACAAACACCATTTAACCATATTTGGTGATTTGTGAGAGTTTGTCAACACCATATATAGTAATAAAAAAAATTGAAAAAATTTTTATATTTTGTATTGACTTATATTGTCAATGAATATAGTTTGTCTATATTGTTAAATAATTATGGAGAATACAATGAGAACTTTAAATAATGTAGAAAAATATTCAAAAACTTATGACGAAGTTATGAACGCAGAACTAGAGGTGGTTCATAATGCTTATGATGGTAGATATGGTAAATATAGCATAAAATTACCAAATAGCATGACAGGTATGGAATACTACGAATTTTCTAGCGGCTATAAACACCCTGATTATACTAAGTGGAAAAGTTTACCAGAATATTTAAAAAGTGATGAAAGTCTTGCAGATAATCCTAGACATAATTGCACAAAGAGAATTTTTTATAAATCTCTTGAAAAAGCAAGGGCAGCACTTTTTTATATTAAATCTTTGGAGGAATAAAATGTTTAGTGAAGAAGATTATTTAATTGGTGGAACATTGTTATGTGTTTTCATCTACTTACAATTTATAGGAGTTTAATATGTCAAAAAGACAAATAAAACCAAAAACCGCAAAAAGCAAAAAATTTTCACATAGACCACAACGAGCAGTAAACTCGATTTGGATTGAGAAAGATTATTATGATGAAAAGCAAGACCGGTGGCGTGGTAAGTGGTATGGCTTACCAAGATAATAAATTAAGGGGGTTTTTAACCCCCTTTTTTTATATCTGGCTAGGGTCTAAATATCCTAGTTCAATGTCCTTTTTATTTGCTTCTTCAAAGAACACCCAAAATTCACTTAAATGTTTTTCAAGAACTAACATTTCTTCATCAGATATAGCATCATCTGTTTTTTGTATATATCCACCGCTAGTAATTAAATCACGACCTTTTTGAAATATTTTAACTAAATCTTTTTTTAACATTTTATTGTCCTTATATTTCGATAAAAAATAATTTTCTATCTTCTATACACTTAACGAATAAAACACAAATTTTGTCGGAAATTTTTCAAAATAATTTTAGTATAGGTAGGGGTATAATCATTATTACCGCTAGGGTGCGGCACAAAAACAAGGGGGGGTGTATAAACATATATAATTATATTCTATTTAGTCGTCATCCATTTCTTCAGGGGTGACATCTATAACATCACC